AAAGGTGTGTATGTTGATGCCATAAAAAATTCTCCTACGCTGCTACATCGTTATAACTTGTATTTGATCCAGTTGCAACATCCGAATATGTATCATTCGAACCCGTCGAAATATTACTATATGATGTATTTGAACCAGTGTCAACATCGCCATAAGCAAATATGTCTACAGTTCCTACACTAAAGGTAGCTGATAGTCCAGTTAATCCTACTGTAATATCTGTTAATGAAACTGTTCCTAAACTAGCGCTAAACGATATTCCTGTTAATCCTAAACCTTCTTCTACAGTTAAAGATCCTAAACTAGATGTTATACTAATACCAGTTAGATTAGCAACAGCACCACCTAATCCAACAATAGAACCAAGACTAGCTTCCATAGACAAACCAGAAACAATAACAGTGTCATTTGGTATAGTTACAGAACCGATATTAAAAGTTGCTTCAATACCTGTTAATGCTGCTTCTTGTGACGATGTTCCAGTTGCAGTACCCTGCGATAAAGTCATTTCTTGACCAGAAATAATTACTGTATCGTTTGGAGCAAAAGCCGTGCCTTGTGATAAAGTTAAATCTAGACCCGTCATTCCAACAGTCATGTCAGCTACTACAGGTACACCTAATGCAGCTGTAACTTGTTGGCCTGTTAGACCCATAGTTACATCATTCACAGTTAATGAACCAACGGAGAATGTTGCTGATAAAGAAGTATCTATACTTACAGGAACAAAAGCTTCTCCCTGTGATAATGTTATTTCAAAACTTGTTGGTGTTATTATTTGATCAGGAACATCTACAGATCCAACACTTGTTGTAATTTGTATACCTGTTAAAGAAACAGAAACAGTTTGATCAGAAAGATCTCCCCAGCCGCCATCGCCACTCCATTGTTGAGCGCCCCAACCAGTTTTTAAAGTTGTAGCTTGATTCCAATTAGCCTGTCCCCAGGTTAACCGGCCCCATCCTGAAGTCGTCGACATGGTCGACCTCCTATGCTAATCTGATTATTGCTGCTGTCGCGTCGTTTGCAGGAAACTCAATTTTAAAAGTTCCATTACTTGCTGTTTTGTCTCCACCAAAAGCAATGATTGCAACGGCATCTGTAGTTGATGATCCACCAGCTGTCGTAGTGTTATAAATCATTGCACCATTTGCAGTAAAAGAAGCTGATGAATATGTAACATCACTAAAATCTGTAAATGCAGTTGTGCCTGTTAAACCAACTCCTGATCTTGTAAGAGATGCTCCCCCAGCTGTATAAGCTGTTCCTGATGTGTTTGTAATTTCGTTTGATGTTGAATAATCTGTTGTTGCCGCACCTAAAGATGCAGAACTAGTAAATAAAGCTAGTTTAAAAGTATGTCCACCTGATGAAGCAAAGTTATGCTTACCTTGTAAAAGTTCTTGTTTAAAACTTGAACATATTGCTGATGTAATTGCCATAATTTATCTCCTACGGGTTTGCTGAGTTAACTGGTATTCTAACTGCGCCATCTGTGTAGTCGTCTCTTCGTCTTCTACCAACTTGCTCGTTAGCAAACTTCTGTACCTCTTGTTTATACTTATTTTCATATAGTGTCAACATGTCTATCGGACCTTTTAAAAAACCATAAGCCTCTGATAGACAACAATATAATAGTCCATTTGGAAAATTAAGACTAATATAATTAGTGTCATTATTCTCTAAAAGATCAGGCATTTTATTAAAATGTATTCTAAATCTATATGTTGTATTTGGTGTTGGAGCTAAGAATATTCTACCTGATGTAGTATCAGATTCTCCTGTAGCACCACCAAACATAGCATAATATTTAGGTTGACCTTGTGCAGCTGATGTTCCTGTTATATCTTGATACTCTTGCAAATAAGACATATCTTTCTTTTCTAACCATCTATTAGCTCCTGTAATTTCTGATCCTGCTGTGTCGTAAACTTGTATACCTCTAACAAATAAACATCCTGCTGGAGCATTTATAGATTCTTGTCCAGCAACAAAATTACCTAATTGTTGTTTTCTATCTGCATCAATTGGTACATCTCTAAATATTCTGTATTGTGCATTTAATATTATGTTTTCTAAAACAGCGTCTGTTAATACATTAGAATCTGTTTCAGTATAACTTTTAATTTGTGTTTTTAATCCTGATGCACTTAATCCAGCCATTAAATAACTCCTGCTTGTCTTAGCTCTCTACAAACTAAACAGCTTTTTCTGTAGTATATATGTTTACTACAAGGATCTAGTTTAGGTTTTACTTCTTTTTGTAAAACAACAGATTCTTGTCTTTTAGGTTTAAATATATTTTTAATTTTATTCCAAATATAACTTATCATAATATACCTCTTATCATTGGACTAACATAAATGTTTTCTCCACCACCTGTTATATTACCAACTGCGTTATAAGGCAAGGTAACAGTGAAGCCTGTATTAACTGTTTTTGTAGCTGGCATAGCACCTGTATTCTCTGTTCTTGTAGTTACAGATTGTATTTCTAAACCTGGAAAAACATTAGCAATAGCATGTGCAGTTGCTGTTGTGCTTTCTGGTGTTTGACCTCTAAAAGGTGCATTAGTGCCTCGTGTTAAACCTGTTATAGTTTGTGCTCCAGATGTGCCTGTGTATTGTATAACTTCTCTTTGAATTACAGGGACATAATCAGGATTTGTTGAACTTGGTGCAGTTGCACTTTGTATAAAATAAAAACCTGTTGCAGGAAAATTTGTATTAGAATCAAACGTAGCAGTTGTTGCTGAAGCTGTTATTGCATCTGCTATTGCAAATATTGGAAAAAGATTAGCTCCTAAATTAAAACTTTGTGTAGGATCATTACTAGCTGGGTTATAAAATAAAACAAAATCTCCAACTTCTAAAGTATGATTAAGTAAACTTACAGTTAAAGTTGCACTGCCATTTGTTACTGTAAAAGGATTTTTTGGTAAAAGAATTGCTGTTGGTGGTTCATTTCTATCTGTTCTTGTATTTAATAATGCAACACCATCAGCACCATTTGGTTTTGGTTCTAATTGTGGTTGTTTTGGTTCAAATTCTGTAAAGTGAACAAATGCACCATTCCATTCTCTAACCATTTCTCTATATGGAAACTCCATACCTGATCTATCTGATATTGCTTTTGCGTATTTACCTGTTGCGTATCTAGACATTATGCTCCTGGGTAGTATGCTTTTGGTGTAATATATGTGCTAGAAGCAGAACCATCTTCTGCTAATGCTCTTGCTAATTCATCCTCATAAGCAAGTTTCATAGCTTGCATAAGTTGTGGTGCATATTTTTGTGATAAATAATATGCTAATCCTGATATCATGCATGGTACAAATCTAAAAGGCACATCTGTTGCATTAGTATAATCACCTATATCTTGAATTCTTTTTATATAATAAAAATGCATATCTTTAGAAGCATTAGTTGCATCTGGTGTTGGATAGATACTAATACTAACATGATCAATAAGTCTTTGGACCCAATATTGATTAGGTGTGCCTTTTGAAAGTTTGTTTGAAAAACCTGCATAAGTAGATCTATCTACTTTAGTCATAGGACTATCTGATTGAGTTACAGCCGTTCTATTATTTCTTAATTGTGCTTCAAGGACATCGGATATTCCATAAATACCATTTGGATTTGATGTAGCACTTGTGCCATCAGCGGCAGCTCTAAAAAATTTATATTCAGCTTGTCCTTCTACTAAATCTAAATCTAGTTCTCCTACTTCCCAATAGTGAAGTCCTCTATTACCCCACTCTTGAAAAAGAATATTAAGAGATCTTCTTGCAGATTTAAGTTGATAACCTGCTACAGAATTTAATCCAATACGTTCAAAAGCATCTTCTATTATTTCATCAATAGCAAATGTTTTATCAAATGTAGTTGTGCCCGAAGTTGTATTAGCCATTTATTACGCTCCCGTAATTGTCATGGTAACGCTTCCATCTGAACCAGATGTTTGTGTTAAAGTTGCACAAACTCCGTTTTCAAACAAAATACCAGAACCAGGTATATAAACCTCTAATCCTTCTGTCTCAAACTTATAGGTTGCTTTTAAATTACCTGCACCTGCATCACTTGTTGCCGCTGCATCATGTAAAAGTAAAACAGAACCTGCTTCACCTCTACCTTGAATAGAAGTAACTCTTGTTCTAGCTGCTCTTAAAACAGATATTGCACCCGTAGTTTTATTTAACGTTGTTTGGTCTGAATCCATATTTTCTCCTTAAAATTAAGATGTGGGGCCGAAGCCCCACACTAATTAATTATTACGCTGCAAATGCAAATGCACCAGTAGTTTGAGTTGTTTCTCTCGCTAATGATGATGCAATATGCCAAGTGCCTGTTTCATAACAAATGAAAGCAATTTGTCCGCCAACAGTCAATAAGTTTGTTGCTGCGTTAGCTGCTGTAAAAACTAATTGAGTTTCGCCTGCTGTAGAAAGATCAATATCTGCCTCTCCACCTGCTCTTGACTCAATAACTGAACCAGTAGCCCAAACGTCAGAACCTGCTGCATCAAAAGTTAAAGTGTTAGTTCCACCAGTTGTGTCAACTGCTTGCATGTAAACACATACTGTCCCTGCTGTTGCTGCAGGTAATGTAGTACTTGCTGCGGCAGCACCTGTGTAGTTTACAATTGTTATAGTGTCTGCTGCAAATGCGAAACCAGCACCTGTTGCTACGTCTGCTTTTGCTAAACCAGTTAAGTCAGGCATACCTGAACTCATTCTAGTTGTAACCGCACCTGTTGTTGTATTTTTAGTCGCGACTTGAAAACCTGCTTCTGATCTTACCGGTCCCGAAAATGTTGTGTTTGCCATATTAATATCCTCCTAGATATCTGAATACTGTCCCTAGGGTTGTCGACTATACGCGTCAGCATTCATTATTTATTAAATGTATAGTGAGT